ATTAACACAAGCTAGGAGAGATGCTTTTGATGCTGGTCAAGGTGGTGGAGACAGGAGAGCATTACTTGAATCACAAGTTATAGGAGATTATTTAACTAAAGCTGGTGATGTAGCTGCTAATTTTTATGGAAATATTTATGGAGATACTCTAAGATCACAAGCTGCAACTTTAGGTTTAGCACCATCTATAATGAGTACATTCTTACAACCAGCAGCAACAATCGCTGATATTGGTAGACAAAGAGAAGCAGTATCACAAAAAGGTATTGATGAAGCAATAAGAAGATTTACTTTCGGTCAAGAAGCACCTGAAAGACAATTACAAACTTATTCTAATTTAGTAACAGGTGCTGGATTATTGCCAGGCACAACTACTACTACAGCTCCAGGCACATCAGGGCCAGGTGGTTTAGCTGGAGCATTAGGTGGAGCAGGATTAGCGAGTGTATTAGCACCTAAAGCTACTTTTGCAGGAGCTATGCCAAGTTTATTTCAAACAGCTATTGGTACAGCAGGGCCACAAATACCAGGAGCTTTAGCTGGTTCAGGATTAGGAGCTATTAATCCTTATATTGCTGGTGCAGCAATACTAGGTGGATTATTAGGATAATATTACAGGAGATATTTAATGAACAATTTATTAACTTTTTTAGGATTAGGTATGGATATGGGAGCTAATTTTGACAATCTTTCTATGGCACAAAAAAGAACAGCTTTGGGAAATATGTTTGATCCTATGGAAGCAGGTCGTGAAAGATTACGAGCTATGACTGCAAAACAACCTACTATGAGTAATACTATGACTGCAACAGAACCTACTATGGGTAATAACATAAATCCATTTTTGTTAGAAGGATTATTAGGTGCTATGCAACAACCTGAAGTAGAACCATTGATGCCTGTAATGCCACAACAAGTATTACCAACACAACAAATTCCAGTAACACCACAATTAAATTATTATAGGGGGATATTATAATGGCTAGTATATTTGATGTAGATCCTAAAACAGGTTTAACAGGGGTACAAACATTATTAGGTAATGTTACAATGCCTTCACTTGTTAATCCACAAATAACTAATAAACAACTTATTGATGCAGCAATACTTAGAGGAAGTTTAGAGTTACTAAAACCAAGACAACCTAATGAAAACTTTGCATCACAAGCTAGTCGTGCTTTGAAAGCAGGAACAGATTTTGGTAAAGATGTGTTTGACCAACAACAATCTGCACTTGAGACTTTACTTAAACAACAAAAACTTTTACAAGGTAAAACCCCAAGTCAAGTAACAATGACTGAAGAAAAAGCACTAGGATTTGAATCAGCAGTTAAAGGTCTTTATGACATTAACCCTGAGGTAAAAACAGCAGTAGATTTATTAGGTGGCACAGGATATTTTTCTGATCCTGGTGTTGCTGCTTTAGCAGCAGAAGCTATGAGTATACAAAGTGCAGATCCTAAATTATCAGCAACTGATGCAATTAAAAAAGCAGCAGAAAAAATAGATAAATATACAGATATAGAATAATGGCAGAACAACTTACATTAGAAATAATACAAAACTCACCTAGATTAAGGGAGTTAGCAGCACTACCTGGAGATGAAATTAAAGATGGAAAACTTATTAGGAAGTTTTCTGAAGAAGGCGATAGAATGGATTTGGGTGAGGAAATTACACAAGAAAAAATTGATTTATCGCCTAAATTAAAAATGCTAGAAGCAAAACCAGGTGATAGGATTGTAAATAAAAAACTTGTAAGAACAGGAAAAGATAGTGCTTATGAACAATTTGTATATCGTTATGATAAAGCACAAGGTGCAGTTGCTTTAGGCACAGATATATTAGAAGCACAAATTCCATTAGGTAGGTTTAGTATTAATTTTGAAAATGGTTTTCAATATTTTTCTCCTGAAACTCTTTATGGAAAAGGATTTATGGAAGCTAACATAGATCAACGTAGAGAAATGATAGAAAGAGCAAGAGAAAGAGGTTTAATAGAAGAATATGGAGAATACTTTGAACCAAATCCTGAAAGTATTGCAGGAACAGCAGGTGAAGTAGTAGGTATAATAGCCGATCCAACTACAGCTATTGCTCCAGGTGCAACTTTACCAAGAGTAATGGGAGTATCAGCAGGACTTGGTAGTGGATATAGTGTATTAGAAGATTTAGCTACTACAGGAGAAATAGATGGACAAAAAGCATTAGAGTATGGAGCTTTTGGAGCTGGTGGTGGAGCTGTGGGATATGCAATAGGAAAAGGAGTAGGAGTAGGAGTAAAAAAAATACAAAATAAATCTGATTTAAAAACAATAGAAGAAGCAGAACAAATTATAGCACAAGATATAAAAAATGGTTTTAGTCCAAATGAAGCTATGAATAATTTAGTTCAAAAAATAGATAATGAAAAATTAACAAAATCAATACAAAGAACAGGCAAACAACTTAAAATACCACCAACTCAATCACAAGCTGCTAAAATAGCAAACGACTCTGTGGTTAATGATAGTGCAACATCAAGAGTAAAATCAGGAGCATTAGATAATTTTTTAGGAACATTATCAACTAGAATAAGAAATATATCAGAAACAGTAGGTGGAAAATTAAGACATTTTGAATACAAATTACATACTAATACTGCAAATACTTTAAAAAAAGTTCAACCATTTATTGATGATTTAAGAAAAATGAATCCTACAGATAAAGTAAAATTAACAAGAAGTTTATATAATGGAAATTTTGATGAAGCTACATCATATATGAATGAACCAATGAAAGAAAATTTTAATATTGTAAAAAATACATTAGAAGAACTTTATGGAGAATCACAAAAAGCAGGAATATTTTTTCAAAAATTAGATGATTATTTTCCTAGACAAGTTAAAGATATAGATAAGTTTAGAGAATCTTTAGGTGTAAAAGATTTAACAAGATTAACCGAAATGGAAAATCAATATGCAAAAAGACTAGGATTAAATTCAGCAAAAGATTTGTCATTAGGAGAAAGATCATTAGTAGCTAATCAATATGTACGAGGATTCGGACTTACAACAGATAGAGTTCCAAGATTTGCTAAACAAAGAAAAGTTGATGATTTAACAGAAAAACAAGTGTTAGAGTTTTATGAAGATCCTGCTGATGCTTTATCTTTATATATAAGAGGTGCTGTAGATAAAATAGAAAAATATAAATTTTTTGGTAGAAATGCTGTAAAAACAAAAGATGGTGTTTTTAATATAAATAATTCTATAGGTGCAATTATAGAATCAGAAAAAGCAGCAGGTAGACTTAATCCATTAAATGAAGATCAGTTAGTAGATTTGTTACAAAGTAGATTTATAAGTGGCGATAAACAAATGAGAAAAGGTTTTGGAGCTTTAAGAGATTTAGGATATATGGGTACTATTGCAAATCCATATTCAGCTATAACACAGTTTGGTGATTTAGGTAACTCAGGTGCTTTGCATGGATTTAGAAATACCTTTGCTGCATTATTTGGCACTAAAGATATAAAACTTATAGATGTTGGAATAGAAAATATGTCAAAAGAGTTTGCAGAAGGAAATGTAAGAGGAACAGTAAAAGCATTAAATTTTCTTTTTGATAAAACAGGATTTAGGGCAGTTGATAGATTAGGTAAAGAAACTTTAATGAATGCAGCATTTAAAAAAGCAATTAATCAAGTCAAAACTACTAAAGGTGAAGCAGCATTTAGAAAACAATATAAAGAATTGTATGGTTTTCAACCAAAACTTCTTGATGATATTGTAGCTGATCTTAAAGCAGGTAAAGTTACAGATAATACAAAGTTTCATGCTTTTAATGAATTAGCAGATGTACAACCTATAACTTTATCCGAAATGCCACAAGGATATCTTGACAACCCAAATGGTAGACTTTTATATATGTTAAAGTCATTTACTCTCAAACAAATAGATGTTGCAAGAAGAAAAGTGGTACAAGAATGGAAAAAAGGAAATAAATTACAAGCTACAAAAAATGCAACTGCATTAGCAGCATATCTTACAACTTTTAATTTAGGAACAAAATTAGTAAAAGATGTAATTACTGGTAGAGATATAAGACCTGAAATGTTGCCTAGACAAGCAGTATATTCTCTTTTAGGTGTTTATGGTATAAATGAATACAATACTAACAAATATATTAAAGGTGGAAAACCAACTGAATTTCTTATGCAAAGTATTGCTCCTGCTATGCCAGTTCTTGATGCAGCAGCAACTGGATTAATAGAAGGAATTGGGCCTATGTTTCAAAGAGGTGGATATAGAAGAACAAGTCCAGAAGATTTTGCTTCTATTTTAAGAGTAGTTCCAGGAGCAGGGCCTATAATTTATAATTGGTTTGGTGGTGGTGCAGAAAAATATAACAGAAGAATAAGAAAAGAAGCTAGGAGACCTTCATTATTATGATACCAATGGAACTTTTATCAATGTTAGCATCTACTGTACTAGGTGGCATTATGTCTATAATGGCTCAAAAAGGACAAGCTGAACAAGAAAAACAAAAGATGTTAATGCAACGAGCAGGATTTGCAGCTAAACAAACTGATAAAGCTCGTAATGTTTCTGATCCACATACCAAACACACAAGAAGATGGATAGCATTGATGTGTGTATTTAGCATCATTGTTGTGCCAATAGTTGCACCAATATTTACAGATGTTAATGTTGCTTATCAAATAGTTACAGAAGCAGATAGTGGTTGGTGGATATTTGGCGAAACTTATGAAACCTCATATTTTGAAGAAGGTAATACAATTTTTATAACTAACCTACAATCACACACAATATTCTCAATTATTGGATTATATTTTGGTGGATCTTTGACTCGAAAATGAAACCTGAAATATGTATGTTAAATTATGGAATAACAATTTTTTGTGTAATGTTAATTTTATACATAATTTTTAAGGAGTAACAATGGCTAAATTATGTCCAAAAGGTAAAGCAGCAGCTAAAAAAAAGTTTAAAGTATATCCTAGTGCATATGCAAATATGTATGCTTCAGGAGTATGTTCAGGAAGAATAAAACCTAAAGGTAGAAAAAGTGGCAAAAAAAGGTCTTAGAAATTGGGTTAATGAAAAATGGGTAGATATTGCTAATCGTAGAGCAGATGGTTCATATCCACCATGTGGTAGATCAAAGGGAGAAAAAAGAAAAAAATATCCTAAATGTGTACCACTAGCTAAAGCAAGAGGTATGTCTGCTAGTAGAAGAAGTGCAGCAGTAAGAAGAAAACAGGCAAAATCTAACAGAGGACCAAAACCAAGTTATGCGAGGACTTAAACATGGTAGCAAAAAAATATCAAAACCCAACAGGTGGACTTAATGAAGCAGGTAGAAAGTTTTTTAAAAGAACTACAGGTGCTAATTTAAAAAGACCTGTAACAGGTAAAGCACCTAAAGGTTCTAAAGCAGCAGCAAGACGTAGAAGTTTTTGTGCAAGAATGAGTGGTGTTAAAGGCCCTATGAAAGACAGCAAGGGCAGACCAACTAGAAAAGCATTGGCATTAAGAAAATGGAAATGTCGAACATAAAGAAATGTTGCTATGTAATGATAGCAATAATCATATTATTGGGAATAGAAAATGCAGTTTCTGATGTTACATCTAGTGGTGCAACTGATCTTAATCAAACTAATACAAGTGGAACAAATACAAGTATAAGTGGTGGTTATAGTTCAGAAACAACTTATCAATCAGGTAGTAGTTCTAATACCACAAATACTACAAATAACAGCACAAATACCAAAACTGCTGTAAACCCCTCTAATGCACCTGCTATGAGTGTTTATGGTCAAGATAGCTGTGTTATACCACTAGCAGCAGGAATTACTGTAATCGGCTTCTCAGGTACTTATGGGAGCTATTACACAGATCCAGCTTGTGAATTACGAAAGAAAAGTAAACTGCTTAATAAACTTGGTATGAAAGTTGCAGCAATAAGTTTGATGTGTCAAGATGATGCAGTTTTTGATGCTATGATGAATGCAGGTACACCATGCCCTGTTGATGGATTAATTGGCGAACAAGCAAAAGCAAGATGGTTAGAGAAAAGGAAAGAAGATTTATCTAACAAAACTAGCAAAAGGTCTATGACATGGAACGATTAATATTTATATTATTGTTTCCTTTGACTTTATTTGCAGAAGAACTAACAACCAATAATTTAATTATTAATGGCACATTTGATAATGGTACAACAGGTTGGACTTTATCAGGTGATGCAGTACGAATAAATGATTGTTGTCCAGGTGGACATGACCTAGAGTTTGGAGATAGTGGCAGTATTGAGCAATCTTTCGATCTAATCACTGATACTATAACTCAACCCATGCTTGATAATGGCATTACTCTTAACTCTAGTGTTGAAGTACAAAATGGCGAATGTGCAGTAGCTCAATGTTGGGGTGGTCAAGGTGGTGCTGATAGCTTTACAATAAGATTACAAATAAGAGATAGCAATAATGAAATATTGGCAACAACTAGTCAAACTAGGACAAATGTTACAGGGATTAATGGTAAAGATTTCCAAGATACTCTCTCGTATACAGGGATTAATAGTAACATTGGAAATATTCTTATTAGTGGCACTGATGCTAATGCTCCTGCTAGTCTTGGTGGCCCTAATGTAGATAACATATTGGTTACTATGACCTATGATGATACAGTTTTAACAGCTACACAGACACAAGAATTACAAGAAATAGAAGAAATTATATCTTTTATCGAAACAGAACCAATAGAATTTACAGAATTATTTGAAGAAGTTACAGTACAAGAATTTGTAGAAGAAGAATACCATTTTGAAATACTAACGGAAATGGTAGAATTAAAAGAAGAAGAAAAATTCGTTGAGGAATCAATAGTATTAGAAATCTATGAAGAACCAAAGGCCGAGCAAGAAGTCGCAACAGAAATCGAAAGTGAAGAAATTGTCGTTGCAGAGGAGCAAACAGGAACTGAGGAAGTATCTTCAAGAGAAGAAAGCAGTATTACTGAAGAAGAATCCACAACTAGTAATGTCGAGACACAAGAAGAAACTAGAACAGAAAATTCAAGTTCTCAACCAACAAACACAGATACCGAAACCACAGAACAAACCATTGTGGCAGAAGATGTTAGAGTGGATTCAGTCCAAGATATTTCAGAACAAATAGCAAGGACTACACTTGATATAGATCAACAGTTAATTTTAACACAGAATTTAGTAGCTAAAGTTATGTCAAATAATGATATGATTACTGGCTATACTAAAGTAAACACAGACATATTTAAGCAACCTAATTTAGTAAATATTAATATTGATTCTTATATTAATAATATATACACAGACAATAGAGATATTTATCCAAATCAATACTACGAGGACAGACTATGGACATCAAGACAATAACAGGAGCAATCGGTGCAGTAATTGCAATCGCTTCATTGTTTGTATTTCAAGGGCAACTCATACAAAGGGTAGAGGTGCTTGAATCTAAAATGGTAGATCCTAAAGAAATAACAGCAATTAAGAAAGATATAGAATCATTACAGAAAAAGAATAAAAATCCTTTATCACAATGATATTTGAAGTCTTAATAGTGTCGATGTTATTGGCATTATTTGTTGTTTATTATCCTGAATTTTTTTCTTGGTTTTTTATGCGAATAAAAACTAAGTATTTAAGACCTGAAGTTAGTATCTTCGAGTTATTAATAATAGGAGTAATTATATACCTATTGGTATCGACTTACTCAGGAGAATGATTGTGTATGCGAGAGCAGTTCCTTTCTCAACAAGAGAGATGGAGTTCATTCATGCAATCTTTTTAATTGATCCCAAAGCTAGAATCAGCATAAAAGGTAAACTTGAATCAAGAGAAGATTATCTTTATGGTGGTATTGAATGGGAAGATGGATATATACCAATCCCATACGATCAAGTTTTGGAGAAGATTAATGAAGAAAAAGAAAAAGAATGAAGATGTAATAAACCACCCTAATCATTATACGAAAGGGATAGAAACTATTGATTACATACGAAGTTGGGATATGGATTATGTTTGTGGGAACATAATAAAGTATGTAACGAGATTCCCATATAAGGGTACTCCTGTGCAAGATTTAAAGAAAGCACGATGGTATCTTGATTATTTAATCAAGGAGTTAGATAAATGACCACAATATATGATGCTGGTGGCAATTATACTAAATTAATTGAACAACAGCACGATGAGGATAACAATTTATTAAGTTGTCCTAAATGTAATTCTACACATTTAATAAAAAGGGGTAAAGATACAAAAACACAAGGACAACCACAAAGATATCAATGTAGAGATTGTGGACACAAAACAGTCCACCCTAAAAAATGTATGAATTTTGAAGTAGAAAATCCATTTACAGAAGAAGAAATACCTACTGATGAGTTGATACAACAAAGAATTGATGTTTTTAATCGTAAAGAAAAACGAGAAAAGAACGAAGAATTTTTAAATATAAGAATTAAAGATGATAAACCGATAGGATTATATATTATGGGCGATCCTCATATAGATGATGATGGTTGTGATATGCCTTCGGTTGTAAATCATTTAGATATTACTAATAAAACTGATGGTATGTTTGCTTGTAATGTAGGCGACTTGCAGAACAACTGGGCAAGAAGAACAAAACTTGCAGGGTTATGGGCAGAACAATCAACTACTAGCACACAAGCATTTCAACTTACTGAATGGTTAATAAGATATACTGATTGGTTATTTATTGTTGCAGGTAATCACGATATGTGGTCAGGTGATGGTGATCCTCTTAAATGGATTTGTCGCCCACTTAAAACTACATATAAACCACATAACATAAGAGTTAGATTAAACTTACCTAAACATAAAATACGAGTAAATTGTGCACATAACTTTAGAGGAAACTCTATATACAATACAGCTCATGCAATAGTTCGACATGCACTTTTTAATTCAAGAGACCATTTATTAATGGCAGGACATAGGCATGTATCAGGTTATATGCCTGTTAAAGATGCAAACTCAAATATTGTAATGCATTGTGTTCAAGTTGGCTCATATAAAAAATACGATGATTATGCAAAGATGTTAAATATGCCTAACAGAATGATGTCGCCATGTGCAGTAGCAGTATTTAATACAAGATTACCTGATATACACCCTGACTTTACTAAGATATTTTGGGAAGTAGAAGAAGGTGCAGATTATTTAACCTTTCTAAGAAAGAAAAAATGAAACCAAAACTTACACTTATTAACTGGGAAGATGCGATTACACCGACATCTTCATGGACTGATATTAAAGATTTAAAACACGAATTAGCAGACTGTATAAGTATTGGGTTAGTAGTACATGAAGATGAAAAAACTATAACTATTGTATCGCATATATCAGGAGATGAAGAAAGTACAGATATAGATGGTAGTTTAGTATTAGATAAAACATGGATTAAATACAGAAAAGATTTGCCATTACCACAATCGGCAATAAAAAAAGTAAGACAATGGGTAGAAAAAATAGACAAAAAATAATTTAATATTTATGTGTATGCTCAGAGAATCAAGAGGTAAATATTATGCCAAAAAAAATTGATAAAGAAAAAGAAATGAAATTTGTAGAATTTTACTGCGAGGGAGATACTCAGGGAAATGCTACACAATCTTGCATTAAAGCAGGTTGGGATAAAGATAAAAGTCCAAGACAAATGGGATCGTATCTAAAGAAAAAGTATGCAGTAGAAATTAGAGAGAGGAATGAAGATCGTATATCTTCTACATCAGGTATGGCAATAACAGTTCTTCAAGATTTACTCAGATCAGAACAAGACTCAGTAAGATTAAATACTGCCAAACTTATTTTAGAGTTAGGAAACTATCATTCACAAAACATTAATCTCAATGTTGATAAGATGAGTTCTAAGTCAGATGATGAATTAATGCAAGAATTACAAGAATTATTGAAAACTATGCCAAATCTCAATCCAAAACTTAAAAATATAGAAGATATTGAAGATGAAAGTATAGATATCAAACCTAACGAGCTTAAAGACACCAAAAAGAGATTGATAAATTAGAGGGTACTAACACCTATGGACATCAATAAAAATGGCTTTTAGGGGTATATATGGAGTCCGATTTTAAATAAAATCTTCTAATTTACCTGTTTTTACTAATATTGGAGTTTTTTTACCTACATAAGCAGAAGTAATGTTATAAGAAATATAATCGTAAGCATCTTCTTCTGTCATTCCATCTTTCTTAATTAATATTTGAGCAATTTTATTAATGTCATAAACTAACTTTGGCTCAATACATTCTTGCACACCTATTATGGCTTCATCGAAACCATCTATCTTTAATAACTCATCACCATTCGTATTTGGCATCATGGTATAATCCTTTTTTGGGTTTTTTCTGTAATTTTCTAACTTTAACCTCAGACTCTTTAAAAGAAACTGTTTCAGGTAATCTTTCTGAGTCAGCAATTACTTTTCTTATTGCATCTTTTTCATCTGTTGCTTGGGTACACCCACTAAATACAACTGTGGCTCTATAACAATAATAATTCTTTTTCATGTATCACCTGTTTCAGATAATGCCGACACTACACAATTATTGTGTAATAAATCCATTTGATCCTCAGATTTTTTTTGATCTCTATAAAATTTATTTCTGTTTTCTTGTGAAAAATCTTCCCATTCAATAAATTTATAATGTCTTTGGATAACCCAACGAGCAAATTTCTTCAATTCTTTGTTGTTTCTGTCGTAAACCATAGGATATGGTAAGCATTTCAAGTCTCTAAGTTTGTTAAACCTATACAAAATATCTTCCATAGTTTCCCCTTTTTTAAATCCGATCAACATATAAACCATCAAATGACTTGTTGGTACACCATATTTAGTCAATCTTTCAACACCTTTCATAAATATTTTTTCATCTCCCAAATTATCCCATGCAGTATATATTCTTTTGTTTTTAAACTTAGAACATCTGTAATTAATTTGTGGTAGCATCTCGCAAGACTCCTCATCAATAAGTCTTATATTGATGCCTTGACTGAAATTAATTTTGAATTTTCCCTCTATCATTTCTTTAGCTTTTTCTTGCCAATTTGGTTGTCCAAAGAAATCATTGTCTAATAAAACTATATTTTTAGGGCAAGGATCTCCTCTCCATATATCTTGTATTGCACTATTGCTTTTATTCTTCCCCTCTTTTTTAGGAACAACACAAAATTTACAAGCTAATCTACACCCCCTTTGTGAAAAACCTATGCTGTTCTGGTAATCAGGGTATAGATCATAGTCAAAATACTCGTATCTCTCTAAATTTATTATATCTTCTATTCTTATTTTATTATCTGTACCTGTTCCCCCAATGACTGCATTTGGAAATTCATCAAGGAATGTTTGCTGTTTTTTTTCTGAAAATTGAAATATTGTTGATCCATAAACTACATCATAATCATTTTCAAAAACTTCTTTTCTTGCAGATCGTGTAAAATAAACTTCATCTCCCTTAGATTTATGCCAATGCGATAGTTTCATTAAAGCTAAATTAGGTAATTTACCATCTAATTGTGTAATTCTTACTTTCTTTTTCCTCAAAGTATCTAAATTTACTCTTATCATGTATCACCTATCTTGCTCAATGCCGAGTTTTCAATCGTATTAATCTTCTCAATAATACTTTCATACTCTTTTTTGTATTTCATAAAGTAATTTTTTTTAACTCCCATGATCGAAGATCTAACATGGTCATCATAAATAAAGTTTCCTTGATTACAATGAGGACACTTATCAATAGAATTGGTTGTCTTTAAATATCCTGTGCCTTGACATACCACACACTTCTCAACACAACACTCAATAATAGCAGTATTAAGAAACTTCCTTATCATTCCACATTCTTTTGGCACTTCTCTTTTTAAAAAAATCTCGCACACTTCATCAAATAATTCATCAAACAATGTACTCTCAGAAGTCTTATCATCTACATACTTCATCAATAAAAGACTATATTCTTTTTTATCCAGATTAGAATACGACAAAAGCATATTGATATCTTCGGAAGTGGTTTTATTATGGTGGGTAGAGGATAGCTCAAATGATTGAGTTGAGGGTATCAGCAATGTTAATAACTCAGCTTTCATGTTCCTTATAATATTCTAGCAGTTCTTCTTGAGTTCCGAAACGATCCTCCCAAGTAAATTTACCTATATGGTGTATTCCCTCTTTTCCTTGATGATGATGATGACATAAAGGTATGAACTTTTCTTTGTTTTTCAATCCCATTCCTGCACCTGTAAAATGATGTATACAAGGTGGAGTGTAGATGCCATACATTTTTTTACATACTACACACCCAAATGCTATCATCTTTTCATATTGTTTTATGATTTCTTTTTTAGGTTTAGGCATTTGACCATTTTAGATGAGATCAATTTGCCTGTCTATTCTTTTCAACCATTCTTCCAATATTGTTTTAGACTTTGTTAAATGAACATAATCTCTATTATCAGTAAACTCAGCAATATCCTGATTACTTAACAACATGGATATACTTTCCAATGTGTTATGAATTAATCTTCTTTGTTGAGATAATCTCATAACTGCTTGATCCTGTTCTGCCATAGCATTTTCAACATATTTCTCTAGGTCTTTTTCTTTTTTAAAAAACTCGTGTAAAAAGTTTGCCATTATTTAAAACTCCTAATCTGTCTTACCACAGATGTTTGCTCTTGTTGTCTTTGGGTATAATTACTACCTCTTAAACTAGGATTATCTTCTTTAATTTTCCTAGCACATCTACTAATAGACTCATATTTAGATAGTTCATCTACTCCCAAAATAGTCATAAAGTCTCTACTGCCTTGATATCCCATATTATTTAATTGCATATACCAAACCATAGCCACAAGTACATTGTCATTATCCCTAGCTATCGGATTTTCTTCTAGCACTTGATAAACCAAGTCTTTAATTTTTAATATATTCATCATGTTCTCCTGTTTTGTTTAATTAAGTAATAAGGTTGATCAGTAGTTAAGTTATTTATTTACACTATAATAAAGTATTTCTTCATATAGTGGTTTCCAAGAATAGTGTTCGTGTTCGGCACTACACCATTCCATGTCGTTGTCATAATCCCAATTTTTATCGTTTACTTGAAGTATTTTACATGGAAAAAATTTATCAGTATCTTCCATTTCATAAAATGGTTGTAAACTAATCTCAGGATTAAGCTCAAGCAACCTTTCAGCTTTCTGTTTATAAGATTCTATCTTATATCCCTTGGCTCTAGGTTTAGCAACAATGCCATCGGCAACTTTCTTCTTGTAGTATTTTAATTTCTTAGAATACTTCTTGATGAAAGTGTTGGCTTTTTTGATTTTCTTTTCCCAAGAAATTATATTTTTCTCAAGTCTATCAATCATCAAAGCGTCTTTGTTAACTTCAACTTTCGGTTTGGTCGTCTTTATCAAAGTACCCATATGCCATTTGTGTTTATTCC